GAGATTCTTGGTGAAGTTATCAACGTCTGCAAGAAGTTTGAGCGTTAAGGCTCTTGTGCCTGTTGCCATTATGTCCACTCCTTTAGAATCTTATCGAACGCGGCAGTCCATTTAGCAACGATCTGCGGTTGAATCTTGCGCAACGTTGGATAAATAAACCAACCCTTAGAGCCTCGACCTTGACGGCCAGACCATACGGGGAATTGCTTATACTTGTTGGAACCGAACTCTGAGCCGCCCCAGATTTGCTTAGTGGTTGCTCCACCTGAAAACTTTTGAGAGGCGAAACCATAAGTAATCTCACCGATACGGCTTGACTTCTTTACACGAGAACCCTGAGCAATACGACTAGCCACTTTACGGCTTTGAAGTGAGTTTGATGTCTGAATGACTTCATCTCGAGCAAATTCCGCCAGCGCTCCCGACTGGCGTTTTGCTTCTTCTACTGCTTCCTCGCTCATATTCTTTAGCGCCTTGAAAACTGCACGAAGTTCGCTCTGGTCTAGTGCTACCAACTCACTTGCCACGGTTACGCTCCTCTAGTATTTCAATAGCGGTCAGAATATCCTCACCTGTTCGCCAGTGATCCATAGGGATTTGCGTGGCTATTGCCAGTTCAATTAAGAGTCGGCTTACGCTTCCTCTTGGATGACTTTTGGGCTCTCATCACCGACTTCGACATCGGCGACTGATTCCATCCATATATCCAATGGCTTAACTGGCTTACCGCCGGCTTCACGCTTCATGGCTGAATGAGCGACATAAAGAATGTCGTACATCCCACCAAATTGGGAAATAACCTTTTTAGTGGTCATTTCCCATTTAGCGTAATCTGGCGGTCTTACTTGGTAAGTAGTTTCAGTTCCGTCTATATATTTAATTGTTATGTTTTGTTGCATTGTTTGCTCCCGTTTCTAGTTTTTAACTAAAGGTTTCTGTAACTTCACCCTTAGCGATCTTGAATGTGAAGTCTACTGTCTGAGCGTCTGTTCCTGATCCACCTGCGGTTGGAAACTCTGGAAGGATTGGGAAGACGAACTGTGCGCCTGTAACGGCGGTCATTGTCACTGAAATTGTTGTATCTGGTGCTGACTCTGCTGCAGCCCATAGAGCCTCGCATACTGAATTAGCCTTACCCCAGTCAGCAAGCATAGAAAGAGCGAATGTGCCTTCTACGTTTGTAGTCTTGTAAGCCTCGCCATCGAGAGTCTGATATGTCTCGCGTAGGTTTGTCTTTGTGAGGATCGCTGAGGTTGCTTGAGCATCGACATCTGTTCCACCTGTGAAAGATAGAGAAACGTCGCGACCTGTGATTACTGTGGTTGCCATTGTTTATCCTTTAGTTTGTTTGTGTGTAGTAGGTGGAAACTCTAATATCTGCAACCAAGCAATTGGATGGGCCGACTTGAGTAACCGTTGGTTTTTCTACCGCTCCGATTATGTATCCTGATGGGATAACTTTCAGAACGCTAATGACTAATTGCTCGAGATTGTCGAGCGATGCAGGGTTGGAGTTATACGCAACTGCAACCGAAATGACGAGGTTAATTTTAGTGTGGATCGTGGTCTTGTTAATGATGTCTAATTCTAGGTACGGTGAATCTGGAACGCACACTACGAATGGAACCATAGGAGCCTCTGGGACGTAGGCATAGACGTTACCGGCTACGTTAGCGAAGGCCGTGGCTAAAGGCTGACGCACTGTGTCGAGGATGGTCGATGCTGGCATTATTGCACCATAGAATCAGTGTCGATATATGCCCCCAAAAGGCCTGACACTCTGTTGAAAAGGCTACGGCCTAAACGATAAGGCGATACCTGAGTGAAGTCTACGCCCTCGATCTGACCGCCGGGAGCGATACGAGATTGAAATACTTCTACGGATACGGCTAGCACGGCCGACTCGACTGCGCTAATTCCGACATAAGTAGATGCACCTGAAAGGGTTGCCAAGCCTGATGGTATGACGTTCTTCAGGGTGATGTCAGCATTTGTTATAGCGACACTAAATGAATCTTCAAAAGAATCTGAAATTGTAAAAGTTCCGTTAAATGGGGAGCCGCATCCTGTGATGACTACGCTCTGACCCTCTGAAAAATTATTTTCACCTAATACGATATATCGAGCGATGTTATCTTGAAGTTCAACGGCTGAAATAGGCGATGCGTACTTAACCAACATAGGTAAAATTACGGCCTCAGCGGTATCTATTACGTCTGTTAAATAAACGTCACTATAGAGGGACGTAGAGACGCCAAGGATTGACCTTAGTTCAGCAACTGTAACGATTGAAGCCATCTCTACATCCTCTCTAGTAAGCGACTGGGGGGACGATCGGGAGCAACCGCCCCCCCATGATTAGTTTGGTTACGCTACGTTCAACTTACGGAACGCTGCTGGGTAACGGTTCACGACTGCTACGTAAGCGTAGAGTCCGATTTCAACCTGACCGTTGGCAACTACGTTTGCACGGAGTTCGATCTTGTTGCTTTCGTGGAAACGCATTGCGTTTGATGGGTAGACGAGTGCATGCTTTGCGTTTGCATCGTCACCTGTGTAGTTAGCATCTACGACAAGTCCGAGACCTGCCACTGTGCCTGATGTTGAGCCTTGTGATACGAGGCCGTTAGCATTTGTAGGTGCTGCGGCTGCGTATAGTGGACGACCTGTTGAATCAACTGCTGCAAGAAGTCCTGCGAAATCGATTCCGTCTTCTCCACCTGTGTTAGCAACGAGCAAGCGGTTTGGAGTTGAGCGCATTACGCCGTATGAATCTGCAATACCTTTTGCGATTGACGCATAGATTGTTGCTGCAGATGACTGTGTTGCGTTCTGTGCTGCGATCTGTGCTGCGTATGCATCTGTCTTGATTGCATAGGATTCAGCCAACTCGCGGAGATAAAGGTCAAGGAACCCGGGCTCGCTGCGGTCAAGCAACTCGACGTCTAGAATTCCAGCGCCGGCGAACTTAACAACTGTGTCTTCTTGGAAGGTTACTGTTGTATCTGTTGATGCAAATTCTGCACCTTCAGCAGTTAGAGCGACTGATGCCTTTGTACCCAATTTAGGAGTAAAGATTTTCATTCCTGATGCAGGAAGTGGAGCGCGCTCGATTGAATCAATAAATGGACGTGACTCGTTGATTACTCCGATTACGTCGCGTAGGTAGTTAGGTGGAACCATACCTGTGTTCTCGGCAACTGTAGCAACCTGAAGGGCTGCAACAAGATCGCGAGCATCTGCGTCGCCGCGTGATGCGTGGATCTGTGCCATTGCGTACTGTCCTGCTGTTACGTCAAGATTTACGCGTGGTGATGTGTAAGCAACTGGCGCAGATGCGCTTACTGTTGCTGCTGGCTTTGAGGCTTCGACCGCTTCGGTAACGGTTGCCTCTGAAACGGTTTCAGACACTAGGCCTTCTCCTTCGGTTAATGGAATTTCCTCTGTTGGAACTTCCTCTGTGTTTTCTGATGCTGCTACGTCGGAGACGCGAGCAGAATCAATCGCTGGATCTGTCACCAACGAAACTTCGATGAGTTTTGCAGCGCTAATGTGCATTACTCCGTCCTTGTTATCCCAAGCATCGACTTTAACGCCTACTGAAAATCCATCGCGTAGACCTGTGCTTGCTTCAACCAGTGCATCTTCACCGGCGCTTGTCTTAGCGACATGAAAGACGGCATCGATGCCTTGATCGGTAATTTCATAAGATTTAAGAGTTCCTAGCGGCTTAGTGCGCTCATGCTCAAGAAGAAGTTTTGTCTTCTTACCGAACTCGATTGAGTTTGGCTCAAATACTGTTTCTCCTGCTGAGGTATAACCCTTTTCGCCCCAAGTGACGACTCTGCCGGTGATCTCACGCTTTGCGGTATCAGCGGCTACTACATTCATCGAGAAATTAATTTCCATTATCGATTAGATCCTCTTCTTCTTGAATTTGCTCCACGGACATCGCACCAATACGGTTAAGAATCTCGTAGACCTGCGCACGTTGCAATGCATCGGTACGAAGGAACTCGTCTAGGCTGAAACGAACCTCAGTCGTATTGGAAACGAAATCTGGCATGCTGAGCCTTTGTTCAATAGTCGTAAGGATTGGCTTCATTGAAAAGTCAATAAGTGAACGACGTTCTGATACTGAGTTTGAGTAAGTCATGCTTGTCATCTCAGCGCTTACAAAATATGCAGGAAGGTTGCAAGCGCGAGCCAATTCCAGAGCAACATACTGGCGAGCCTCATTGAGTTGGAGTTTTGCTGGATCGATGCCCAACGCTTGCAATTCTACGTCAGCGTTTAAGAACGCAGTAGATTTAGTAAGTCGAGCAGTGCGCCATGACTCTAATAGTTTAGAAATACGTTCAGCCGGTAGATTAGTTCCGTTTGATTTTAGAACTTGTAATGGGACTGGCTCTTTAGCAAAAGTTTCAGCGGCTTGCTCTAAGGCGTGCGCGGCGCGGATTGTGCGACCTGCGCGGTTAAGAATTCCTTCGTCCATTCCATAAAATACAACTAGGGAACCGACTCCTTGATTTGGAACGTTTGCTCCATCGACTTGGTAGCCAACAATTTCGGTCTGGTTAGAATTTAATTGGCGGAATACGCGAGATGGATCTATGCGAGTCCATGCGCGAACGCGACCTGTCTCGCCGTACTGCTCAAGAACTTGCCCATAAGCAACTCCGTGAAATAGCAAGTCTTCTGCAAGCCATGCATAGATAGCAGAACCCGGCACACGTGGATCAGGACGGTTTAGGACATCTGGAGCGGTGACGTGTGAACCATCGACCTTTGAATATAACTCCAGTGGCAATCCTGCGAGTGTGCTACAAATTATGTTACGTGCGCGTGCGATGGTAGGCACGGCCATGGCGGTTTCACGGCTGGCTACTGATTGAGTAAATAAAAATTGATTATAAGCGCCCATATTATTGAAAGGCGCAGGTGCAGCCGCAGCATCAACGGTAAGTTCTACCGAAGGCTTAGAAGAAAAGATTTCCCGAATTCCCATTGGACATATTATACACGAGATGTCTTACTTTTAGACATTATCCTATCTGAATGTCTACTTCCGATTCTGCGCGTGTCGCAAAGTGAGTAACCATCGCAGCCGCAACTGCTCCGCACACTATGCCCGATGCTTTGCGTCCCATAACCCAACCGCCGTCTCCGCGATTAAGTTTGACTGCACTGAGAACCTGCTTTGTCAGTTCTTCTTGATCGCCATGCTGAAGGCGCATTGAAGTCACTGCTGAAACGAACTCGTCGCAACTTTGCTGATAGTCCTGACCGCCTATTTCATACATCGGAATTCCTGCTGGTTGCAATCTAGCGGCTACCGCTCCGGCGGTGGATTTGCTAAATGCAACTTGATTGACGGGGAACTTGCGCACCCAGAATGCAATATCATTAGCCATTTCTTTATCATCAAGGTTCACTGGATTGAACCAAGTATGCAATAAGGTCACCATAAACTTATCCTCAGAAAGTCTTTGACCGGCAACGAGCGATCCGTGTTTTCTGTCTGGGCTGAGGTCTATCGCCATCCATGTATCTTTTTCATCATCCAGAGCCGGTACATCTGCCTTGCACTTCTTCCACTCGGCTTCAGATATGACTGGATTGATCATTGAGACAAATTGGCACAATACCTCGGTGCGGAAGATGTCTTCCCGATCTGATAAAGAGTCTTTAATGTTATCCTCGTGGACTGTATGGCCAAGGCTAGGGTTACTTTGATACCAAGCCTCTTTGTCTGTTATCTCAGCCCCCGGCACGGCACTCCACTCGAACCAGCCGATCGAATCTTCGGCTCCTTCCGCGGCTGCTAACCCTCGTTCCCTAAATTTGAGTAGCAATACCGAGTTGGCGTGACCTGCGTTGCTATAAACATAACTTTGAGGATTTGGATTACTCATTTGGGTAAATCGCATCGATGACCAGACATCTTCGGTATCGAACTCACGCAACTCATCAATATGAATCACATCAGGTGCGGCAATACCTCGAGCGGCTGAGTTGCCGGCTCGGATCAGATATCTAGCGCCATTTTTAAACCTAATCTCCTGAGATCCCTTGCTTTCGTACTTCTTGGCAAAGTTATCCATGAGCATCTGGCTATTTTCAATCATCTGACTGACCTTGTAAAAGATTTCACTTGATGTCGTAAGTTTATGAGCAGTAGCAAGATGCATCTTTTCGCCTAGAACGTAGATCCCGAACAAGATCCTAAGAGCCATGAAGGTCGATTTGCCCTGTTGTCTCGGAAGCATGATCCCAATTAAAGGGTGAGCCCACCGGCCATCTTCCTTGTAGCGCAAGCAATCCTTAGCAAGATTTTCCTGCCAAGGTAGCAACGGGAATCCAATATCTTTGCAGAACTGAATCATCTCATCGCCTCTAGTCGGTAAATCCAAGGGTTTAGAACGGATTCTTGGTTCCTGAGACCCATAACGGGGTTCTGTTACCCCTTCCTGAGCCTTCTGAGGCCTTTCTGAGCCCTTTTCAGCAGTTTCGGTCACTCTGAGTCCTTTTGGAGCGGATAGTGGCTTATTGAGGCGTTTTCGGGGTAAAAAGAACCATGAAGGGTCGGTGG